AAGGTTGTAGATGTGGGCATGGATACCAACCTGATCGACCAAAAAAAAAGATGCTCAACCCAAAAGAAACCCACCTGTCCAACGACCAGGTATTCAAAAAGATTGGTTTTAATATGAAGTCTGTTGCATGATCGATCATATTATTAACATGACCAGAGCCCAGCACCAAAATAATCGGCAACGGGTAAAGAAGTATTACTATCAAAAGAAATCAGAAACTACAGATAGTAAAATGTTTTTTTGTAAGGAATGCAATCAGGTTTGGGAATATGAAAACTATGTACCAAAAGATAGATCCAAAAGAAAGATTATGCACTACAAGGATTTTCCAAAGATTGGAAAGGGAAAAAAGATTTGTCCAAGATGTAAAAAAAGAAATGGCACAGGCTAAACACAATGTATTTGGAAATTTTATTCAAATTAATTAAACAAACACATAATCCGTTTAGTCTGTTGCCAGGAACATAGGAGAAACCAATGAAAAAACCACATTCAAAAGAAAGAAAGAAATTTCAAAAAGAATATATAGATATGTTAATACATAGTATGCCATTGCATAAACTGGTTAGCGAATACAAAGTATTTATTCGGCAAAGTTTATATCGCCTTACTGATTGGGAATTTATAGAAATGTTGGAAAATATGGAGACAATAGATGGATTTCACAGTGTTCATCAATGGCAGGATTTTATTGAATTTTATGAATATGTAGAGGGCAAAAAATGAGATATTATTGGGAAGCATTGTTCAGCGTAGAGTATTTCCCGTACTGGGAGTTCACCATGCTGATGATATTATTACTGAATTTAAGTGCATTGTATAGACTGCATAGAATTGAAAGTAAAATGGATGAAAATAAATAATTTTGATGTGGATTTCACCTAATGTTCATATGGAGATTACGCCCACAAATGGGTGACATTACATTCTATATTGTTCAGGGTATCATTACCTTATCTGCATTTTACTTGGGGGCTTGGGTGTACCATCGTGGTCAAACCAGTAAGCCATTGTCACCATCTTTAAATCTAAATCAAACTGAAACAGAGGAATTACCAAATTGGGACCAGGTGTAACTATTGACCTGGATTATTCCTTTGATGACTTTGAGGACATTCAGGTGTTGTGGGCACATTTGGCTGTGAGTTCTATGAGGTTTGGTTATTACCCTTCGGAGGTACTGATTGCCTACGCCTGACTTAACTGCAAAACAAAAAATGTTCTGTAAAGAGTACCTAATTGATTTGAATGCGACACAAGCTTGTATTCGAGCAGGATACTCCAAAAAGACAGCAAGGTCATTGGGTTGTGAGAACCTTACGAAACCTTACATACAGCAGGAAATACAGCGATTAAAAGCTATTCGGGAAAAGAAAGTTGGATTAACAGCAGAGAAAGTATTAAAAGATATTGAAAGAGTCAGAGAGAAGGCAGAAGGAAGTGAGCAGTATACAGTCAGCTTAAAAGCAAGTGAACTCCAGGGGAAACACCTGGCAATGTTTACTGAAAAGCACCAGGTGGATGGCGAAGTAAAGATGCCAGTAGTGCAGATCGAGTTAGCAGATGTCTAAGATCAAATTAAATTTAAATCAAGCCAGGTTTATGAACTGTGAAGAACAGGTAATAGCCTTTTTTGGTGGTATTGGTAACGGGAAAACCTTTGCAGGAATCTTAAAGGGAATTACCAGAGTCCTGGATCCCAAGCAAAAGCCACAATTAGGGATGATAGCCAGGCAAACCTACCCAGAATTAAGAGACAGTACACAACGAACCTTTTTTGAACTATTACACTTATGTGGATTCCTTCCAGGTGTGCATTATGAATACAAAAAGCAGGAAAACAGATGCATCTTCGCCAATGGGCATGAGATTATCTTCAGATCATTGGATGATCCTGCGAAACTCTTATCGATTAACCTGGGGTGGTTCTACATAGACCAGGCTGAAGAGGTATCCGAAGAGGTATTTCTTACACTACTTGGTCGTTTAAGGGCGGTATCCACTCCGCAATGCTGGATCACAGGAAACCCATTAGGGCACAACTGGGTTTGGCATCGATTTATCCATGATCCTGTACCAGGGAATATCATGTTTAATGCCAAGACAGAAGAGAACCTGAAGAACCTTCCTGAAGGCTATGTAGACAGTTTAAAAAAGAATTATAACGACATTTGGGTAAACAGGTATCTGTATGGATCCTGGGATGCCTTTGAAGGACAGATCTATCCAGACTTTGAACCGAGTGTTCATGTAGTAAATGACTTTAATCCTGATCCATCCTGGAGAAGATTTATTGCTATCGATCATGGTAGGACCAATCCAACTGCTGTGCTTTGGGGTGCAGTAGACCAGGATGATAAGATTTGGATCTATAGAGAGCATTACGAAGCTGGTCAGGATGCAGAGTATCATTGCAGAGCAATAAAAGCCTATCAGAATGAAGGTAGATATGAAACCTATGTAATTGATCCAAGTACAGGTGCAGGTAAGAAAGATGATCCAGAGACTATTGGTAATAGATATAGACAGATGGAGATCCCTGTGATTGGTGCGAATAACGATGTTCAGGGTGGGATTGACAAGGTAACCGAATACATTAAGACCAATAGGCTATTTGTTACCAAGTCCTGTGAGAACTTGAGAAGGGAAATGGTCAATTATCAATGGGAACAGCCCAGTGCATCCAGGATAGACTTAAACCAACCTGAAAAGCCACTGAAAAAAGATGACCATGCAGTGGATAGTTTACGATATTTGGTCGGAGAGGTGGTACGAAGTGCCAGGAAACCAGATACGAAATCAGATACAGAAAAATTTATTGATTCGATTGTTGTAGATCAGGATCATTCACAACCACAATGGGATAGTGTCTAATGGCAAAAACAGATTATGCGAAATCTTTAACTGCATCCAAAACCAAAAAGGTTAAGAATGTGTCTATGAGTGGATTAAATGCAAGGCAGATCAATGCTATGTCAAAACATTCAGAGCATCACACCAAGAAACATATTCAGTTCATGGTAAATGCAATGAGTAATGGAGCATCGTTTTCCGAGTCTCACGAATTGGCAATGAAAGAGGTAGGTAAGTAATGGCAGGAATGGATTATTATCCAGCAATGGACCAGGAGTCAGCATTAGATCAGATTGCTGAAGCATCCGAAAGAATACCACAGGTAAGAGACTGGTTAGATAAGAGTAAGAAAGCCAGGGCAAATCAAGCAGATAGATGGCGTAAGAACGAAAGATTGTATTATGGTAGGCACTGGGCTAACCCAAGTAAGGGAACCGAGAGTCAGTCCAGGATGATCTTTAACTTCCCATTAGCTGTAGTAGAGACTATCCTACCAATTATTAATGACTTTCAGCCTACTGTGGATGTAATGCCACAAGAGAAAAATGATGTATTCTTTGCAGACATGATGCAGAAGAGATTTCAGCAGATTGTAGACGAAACAGATTTATATGGTAAAATTATTCAGGCTGTAAAAGACAGTTTGATTTATTCCAATGGTTTTTTGCAAATCCTTCCTGTGGTTACAGAAGAAGGTGTGTTTAAAAGCTTTGACATCCAGGTTATTGATCCTTTTACAGTTGTACCCCATCCATATGCTACCGACCTGGATCTCAAGGCTGGTGAATACTTTATGTTTGCTGTCCCAATGGAAACATCCAGGATCTTCAGAGAGTTTGGTGTCAAGGCTCCAGCAGATGGCAAATTAGATGATTATAAAGCGTATCAGAAGGTAGATGATAATGGTGGAATCGAATCTGCGAATGTGGAATCGGAATACGATATGGCACTTGTCATTGAATGCTACAGCAATGAAGCAGATAAAGAGAAATATCCATATGGAAGGCACACTGTTGTTGTAGGGGATAAGTTGGTAGTAGATGAACCATTAGAACTTTACAGGATGCCAGTATTTATGGTATCCAATTATAAGAGTCCTCACAACTTCTGGGGTATTGGGGAAACAGACCTGGTACGAACTCAAACCAAAGCAATCAATGAAACCTTTTCTTCTATTAATGAGAACATCAGGAAAATGGGCTATCCAATACGAAAGGTAACTCAACGAGCCAAAGGTCAGATGACCAGACCAATTACTGGGGCTCCTGGGGAAGAGATTACTGTTGTAGATCCCAGTGATGTTACTTTTGAGATGCCACCTCCAATTCCTGGGTATATCCAGAACTATATTGGACAGGTATCCCAGTTTATGGAAGCAATTACTGGTGTAAATGATGTAACTCAAGGGCGTAAGCCAGGGGGAGTCACATCAGGTAGGGCGATTGTAGCATTGCAGGAAGCAAGTCAGACCAGGCAAAGATTTAAAATCAATAAGGAAGTAGCAAGGCTTACCAAAGAGATTGGTGAGTTTATGGTCCAGATGATATTGACCTTTGATGAAGAGATCCGATCTATTCGTGAAAGAGATGCAGAAGGACAATTCCAATTCACCGAGTTTAATCCAATGGCTGTATACGATGCAGATGGAAACCTGGAAGGGACACCAGAGTTTGATCCTGGTACTGCAAAACGATTACAGGACAGTGAATTTGATGTAGATGTTACCACAGGATCCCGATACGCCCAGGGTAGGGTAGCTAATGAAGAAAGAGCATTGGAACTCTTCCAGTTAGGTGTCTATGGTATTGAAGAAGTGGTCAATGCCTTAAATGTTCCTGATAAACAAGATATTATTCAAAGCTGGTATGTACGAAACCAACAAGTTCCTCCCAAACAACAAGTAGAACAAGCTGAAATGATGCAAGAGCAGTTAGGTCAGTTAGTAGCCCAGGTCATGCAAGAAGGACCAGGAGGACCAGGGGAAGAAGCATTAGCACAAATGGTTATGCAGAACCCAGCATTAACAGAATCACCAGATTTTCAGTCTTTACCAGGAGAGATCCAGGAAAGAATAATCACAGTAGCTGGTTTGGTTGGTGGGCAGGAAGATCCAGGAATGGATCAACCCAGGGCATGAGTTGAGTTTATTCTTGCCCATCAATACAATATAAGGAAATAGTATGCCAAAGTTAAAAGTCAAAGGTAAAACAAAGAAGTTCAAGTACACCGAAGAAGGAATGAAGAAATACAAGAAAGCATTAGCAAAAAAAGGATATTAATATGCCAAAATTAGGAACAAGAAACCCAGATCCAGATAAACGAAAAAAACGAAAAGAAAAAGATAAGGCAATTCTTAAAGAGATGAAAAAATTAGCATCCAGGAAAAGAGAGCCTAAAGCTGGAAAGTTAAAAATTCGTAGCAGTAAAGAAATTACAGAAAGAGAAAGGGCAAGAAATGTTTTAGATGAAGCAAGAGAACATTCATCTTTCCCAGATAAAAAAGGTAAATGGAAAAAAGGAGAAGCAAAACCAGCGGTAACAAGAAAGATTAAAGATAGGAATGAAAGGCTTAGGTTGCGAGGTCTTAAAGGATATTAATGTTTCAGCAAATAACAGGCTTACTTACCCCTGACGAAGCAAAAGATCTCAAGGATATGGGGCATTCTCAAAGGCTTCATTCTGACTTTTCCTCTGAAATTGTGCAAAAGATAGCAAAAAGGTATCAAAAGCAAATTGATGACCAGGAGTTTGTATTGGGATCTCCAAGCTATTGGCGAATTGAGACACGACCAAAAGGACATCACTGGCATTTTGATGGATGCAAACTATTGAATGGTCAATTTGTAGATAACCACATGGCATGGTGTGAGTATGGGACCACAGCATTATTAACATCTCCTGAAAACTTTACAGGTGGAAATATTTATTTTGAGGTAGATGGTGAACCTCAAGAAGTAAAAGACCATTATTTAAATGGCGTGATTTATACAGCAGGAAAATTGAATAACCCTGTAAGACACATGGTAGAACCACATAAAGGAAATAGAACAGTCTTACTTATGTTTTTTGCAATTAAGAAATGAAAAAGCTATTTACATATTTACAAATGAAGATAGCCAAGAAGTTTACAGGAAAAATTGAAATTAATTTTTTTGAAGGTGGCGTAGCCAATATCAATGAAAGGAAAAGTATTAAACTGAAAGAATAAAGTAACCTTTAAAACATAGGGACAATCTTTAAACAAGAAGCCCAGTGATGTATCAGGATGAACCTGGTAGTCATTGGGCTTTTTTTTTACTCAATAACCAGTGTCGAAAGACCAACTGAAAGGAACATAAACATGGCAAATATAAACGTAGTAGGAACAACAAATTTAGAAGTAACACCTGAATCAGAGCAGATCCAGGTAGGAAATTTTAGTACAGATCCACAAGTAGGAGGAGATACTTCTCTAAATGGAGATTACGACAACCTTTCGATTCCTGACGAACTCTTCGGTGGAGAGCAATCAGCACAGGAGTCCAATACAGAACAGGCTGTGACCACAGAGTCAGCAGAACCAGCCGAAACAACAGCAGAAACCAATGAATCACAACAGGAAGAACCTTCAGGTGATGTGAATGAAGAGCAAACTCAAACAGTTAGTGAGTCCCCAAATGAAGAATCATTTGTGTACGAAACGGAAGATGGCTCCAGATACACTGAATCTGATATTGAATCCTGGAAACAAGATGCTGATAACAGGCATTCCTGGAACAAATCCAATACGGAGAAAGCCCAGGAGATAGCCGATCAGCGTAGGGCAGTAGAGCCTTTGGTTCAGTTGGTTTCCAAATTAAAAGAATCGGATGATTTCATCGAAACGATGCAAGAAGCTATCGAAGATGAACTCGGTAAAGAAGCAGGGCAACTGTTTACACAGTCCCTACAGATGGATAACAAGGATCTTCCGAATCCCTGGGAATCTGAATTACAAGAAGCCCAGGATCAAGTGGCACAGATGGAAGCACAACAGGTGTTAGACCAGTCTATGGCAAATCTCAAATCAGAATACTCATTAAAAGAGGAACAAGTTCAGCAAGTGTTGGATTATGCCATCGAAAAACATGAGAAAGATGGGAGACTGCTTACCCTGGAGGAAGCCTATAAGGTAATGAACTTTGATAAGCCAAAGGTGGAAGAGGTTCAGCCCAAAGCAAAGCCATCTGTACCCGTCAATGTACAGAAGAATATGGGTGTCAAAAGTGATAAACAAACCAAAATCAATAATTACGATGACATCGATGTTGCTTCATTTTTTAATCAATCGTGAAAACGATTTGTAACCGAATAAAGGAGACAATAAATGTCTAACATAGTCGTAAGTGGAACAGGTTCCGCTTCATTAAGTTCCCTTATTCAGCAGTATTATATGCCTGTTTTGTATGATAACATCTTTAAGAAGTCTCATCCATTACTGGCAATACTGAAGGGTAAGGCAAAAACATTCAATGGTCGTGAGATCGTTGTTCCTGTAGAATATGCTGAAGGTGGTGCAAGTGTTTGGGGTGACCAACATACATTAGGTACATCTTCTGGTCAGTCTTACACACCAGCAATCGCTGAAATTGCAAAGACTGCATCGTATAACCCAACTATGCTAACAGGTCACTTCCTCTTAACTAAAGAAGAAACTTTGTTAATGAATAGCCCACAAGCTATTAAGAACATTGTTGGTGCAAAGGTAAAGAACTTGCAAAAGCAGTTAGAAAAAACTGTTGCAGAAAATATGTTTGCAAGAACATTGGCTACAGATGCTTTTAATCCTGTTGCTGTTCTTTGTGATGATGCAACTACAGTAGGTGGTCTTGCTCCAGGATCTAACTCCTGGTGGAAAACTCCAGTATTAACAGATGCTTCCTTTAGTGATGCTTCTGGTAACGATACTGCTGATTCACCTGATGCTGGTGTTACCTTTATTTCAGAAGCAGATATGCAAGATCCTGCAAAGGATACTTATATCTTAAGAATCCTTGCTCGTGGTATTGCTAATTCAAAAGCACAGACAGGTGAAAGCCCAGACTTAATTGTTTGTTCTCAATACCATTATGACCTTATTGAGTCAGAATTGGGTGAGTTCAAGCGTGGAAGTTTGGAATCAGATCGCATGGCTAAAATGGGATTCATGGGAATGTCATACAGAGGTGTGGACATTGTAGCTGACCAGGATATTGTTACTGCACAGGCAGACAATGCTCCTGATACGATTGTTGATAACAATGATGGTAGGATATACTTCTTGAACACAGATTATCTCTATATGTTCTTTAACTCTGGTGCAAAATTCACTGCATCTGATATGATTGAAGATACAAAGAGTAATACATTTGTGCAGAAGGTACACACATATGGTAATTTGGTTGTTACTAACCGAAAAGCCCATTGTGTTGTAGAAGATCTCTACTCACCATTGGATTACGCTTAAGTAACTGAATAACAAAATATCCCCTCTTTTTTTTAAGGGGGGATATTTAGCCTGGAGAAAACATGACAACAGCAGAAATGAATACCATATTAGGAGACAGAATGGAAGATTCCGCAGGGGATCTTTTTTCGGATACCATAAAGGAACGATACTTAAATCGTGCCCAGGACAAAGTAATCCAGGCATTGAATCCTCATTTACTTACCGATCTCCATGTGTTAAAAACAGGGATTAGCATGAGTACCGATACCAATGTAGATACTCATTTTAAAAGTTATTTTATCCCAACCCAGGCAGGGGCATTAGACTCGGATCCATTTGGGGGACCATTAGGGATTATGGGAATACGAATAGTCAATAGCAACTTTATTCGCAAAGTATCCTTTGATATGGCAAAAGATTTTTCAACAGGGCTGGTATCCTTTAGTGGAACCGAACCTGTGTACTTTATATTTCAAAACAGAATTTATATTTACAACAATACAGCAAATGTAGACTGCTACTATATTAAAACACCAGCTACATTGACAACTTCATCACCAGCAGTAAATTGTGAATTAAACGACATATTTCACGATGCAATCCTGGAGTTTGCAGAAGCAGAGTTATGGAGGACAGCAAACCAACCTGATCGCATGAACAATGCTTTAACCAGGGGATATGAATACCTGGGTAAGTATAACCAGAATCCAGCTACAGGAGTAATAGGTGAAGGGATTCCATTTGATTATTCCAGTAGCAATGCTTTGATTGATCCAATTTATCCTAATTATCCTGTCGGTTAATGAACATGGATTGTTGGCATTGTAGAAAAGAATTAATCTGGGGTGGTGATCATATGTATGAGGATTATGGCATAGATGGTGAGGGGATTGTAAGCAATCTGTCATGTCCAAATGAAAATTGTGGAGTAGAGCAAGTTCTTGTATACAATAAAATTGATGAAGAAAAGAAAGATCCAACTTTATTAATAAATGTATTGGAAGAAGAGTAATGGCAAATTTTATTGACATAAAAGATTTTGATGGAGCATTAACCAATGCAGACCTGGAAGATCTACCAGATAATGTAGCCCAGGAGATTAAGAATCTTAAGATTGAAGCAGGAAGATTAAAGAAAACTTTTGGTGCAGGGGTATCATCAGGCACACCTTCTTTTGGTTTAACTTTAGTCAATAATTATAATTCACCAGCAAATACTTATGCAGTGCATAATATATATACTTTTATTTCAGATAAATTTTCAATGGGTAGCAGTAGTTCAAACGATGCTGGGGATGGGTATAGATATTTATTGGTAACGATTAATGATAGTAATCTTGTAAAACTATGGTGGTATGATTATGGATTACCCGATGTAAACGATCATTTGCAAATAGAAAATGATATTCTGTGGTTTCAAACTGCATCGGTTCATGGAATTGCGGAAAATGATTTTATATTAGTCCAGGAATGTAAAGACAATGCTTCACCACAAGCATTGATTTCAGGTGCAGGAGTATATGAACAAGCAGATCATATACCTGATACCAAAAAAGTAGGTATAAACACCGATAATGCCAGGACCTGGGGAGGAAAAAACTTTTTTGAGACTACCCTTACTACAGGTGCAAGTACCAAAGGATGGGGCGGAAAACATTCTACTCATGTACAGGTAGATGATGCAGTGGATTTTGGTGGAACTGAATGGAGTTCAGTTGGCAAAATAGCGATTGCTCCTATGTCCTCATCGGTTGGAAGAGTATTATCTATTGCTCAAGGTGGTGGAAGTGATGCAAATGAATTGGCTTATTGCTCTACAGGATCCAGTTACTCTGATGTAAGTGAAACCAATTACAATACATATAAAACAAAAACAAATTTTACCATTTGTGGTATGATCAGTTTTAATGAGGGGATTTATATTCATTATTCTTACCAGGATGGATCTCCTGCAACTAATTTCAATTTTCTGGTAAAATACACTTGTGATGCCAGTGGAAATGTATCGGAAGGTACTCCTATTACGCTTTCTACCAGTGCATTATGTACAAAGTCGTACATGACCATAGCAAATGGCAATTTATATTTTATCGCTGTAGGATTAAATGTTTTATACAAGATTACTACATCAAACAGTGCTTCGGTTATATCCACAACAGGAGTAGCAGTCATTAATGCAAAGGGGCTGACATCTTTAATTCAAACCAATAATTTAAATGCGAATGGAACGACCAGTGCAGGAGAAGTTAATCACGAATATTTAACTATTGTAACTGAAGATGGTAGTGAAAATATAAGGCATTATACATTGGACATTTTATCCAGTGAAACATCATGGACAGCTTATGGTACAGTTTTGGCTGGTTCAGTAGAAGGTTTTTCTAAAATGGATTTTGGAGAAAATAGTAATAAGTCAGAATCTTTGGTGTTGTGGTACAAAAGATCAGGGAGTACATATATAAAATATTCTACTCATAATAGCACCACAATCATTAATGCAATCACCACTGATGTCAATAGTTCTACTTTTGGTACTGGTGCTGATGTTACTTTTATTGATAAGGCTTATAATATTCCTTCAGGAACTAAATATTTAATTGTAGGAACAAATAATGCTACAAGTCCTGATACCAGTGGAATTTTATATCGGGTAAATAGCAGTAAAGTAGCTGAAGAAATGTGTAATCCTGGAACTACAACAGGTAAAACAAATTGGAATCCTACTTGCTTTGCTGATTGTGCAACCCCACAAAACTTTTTTACCTATGCAAAGGCATGGATTGGTGTCTATGGAACGGAAGCACAAGATGGATCAGGAGATGACAGTGCTGATGTATACAAAATGTCGGATATGGGTTGGTATGCAAACACCTGGAATGGATCAGGGGATTGCGATTACAGATGGATTGATATTGCAAATAGGTATACCCTGCCTTTGAGTTATCATAAAGCAGACAGAAATCCCATTATTCCATTTGGAGATACCCTACGAGTATTTCCTGGTAATATTGCAAAAATAGGATCCAATGAAGCCAAAGGTGCATGGTTAGGATATATTGACAGAAGTTTATTTAATGGTAGTACAGTGTATGGTCCTGATTGGTTTGTAGAGCAAAACAGACTAACCAATCCATTTACATTTAAAAATGTAGAATTGGCTTTAACCGATGAAGAAATACGATCATCCGATACAGTAAAATACACAGTTACAGCAGTGTATGATGGTGTTCAAGAAACACAAATTGATGATGATAACATTAAACAAGTCGTATCAAATACAGGGGATGATGACAACGTAAGTAAATCAGAAATTAAATTAGTACTGGATCTTCCTATTTCTACTATGAGTAAACGAATTACAGGCATAAATGTATATCGTGCAGAAAAGATTAGTGGGATCTATGAAACCTATAAGTTAATAACCTCCTATACATTTGTAGATACAGATGTAACCTCCACTACTTCATCCGATGCTGGGCTGGTTATGAATTTTGAAGTATTTAACGATAAAACTATTTTTGTAAAAGACCAAGACAATGCTATAAAAGACTGGTTAAATCATGCTGATACTGGAAATGTTACAGATAATGTAGGAGGTGTTACTGATAATCATAAATATGACTGGGAAAGTAATTATAGTGAGTTTGCAATTAAAGTTGGATCATTTGAAAAACAAAAAATAGAAACAGTAAATGCCATTGCTGGGTATGAAGCAACAGGTGCTACATTAAATGAGGATTTAACATCTACAGATACAACCATAACTGTAAATAATGTAGGTAGTATAGTAAATGGAACTGTATACAAGATAGGCTTTAGAGATTTAACAGTGGGTTCTACAAATGGAGCCGAAGATGATATTGCTGATAATTATGAAAGAATCCAAGTAACGGGGGTATCAGGTAACGATTTAACAGTAACCAGGGGCTATCCAAATTATACAGTCACTGGAGTTTCTTACACAAATACAGGAACTGAGATTACTCATGTTGCAAATGGTTCTATAGCAGTTGGGCATATCATTACAGGTCCAACTGGAGTGCCAAGTGGTGCAACCATTGTAAGTATTACCGATTCAACTCATTTTGTAATAGACAGACCAGTGACTGCAAGTCAAGGAAGTCAAACACTCACTGTGCTTGTTAATGCAAAAGAACACAGTAAATATGCTCCAATAAAAGCAGATACATTATCAGTAACTGGGTGGTATAAATTTGTAACAGACGATCCAATAAACGGAAGATTTCATAATGATTCATGGAAGATGTATAGAGAAAAGTTTGGACCAGGATGGAATACGATTGTAAGCACCAAAAGCGAAGGTGCATTTGCTGGAAAACACATGGGAATTATCATGCCACAGCCCAGTGAGGATAGTAATGGAGATTTTACAATGGCTCCCTGGAGAGATACCGATGGAACCATGAAAATAAATAGTGTCGTAAATAAACAATTTACAGCAACAAAACCTTCTTCTACTTCAAAAACATTTAAGGTCGAAAAAGCATATACAACTTTCGATGAGCAGTTAGGGTTTACTATGATCGAAGTAGATAAAGCACCGCAAAGTAGTAACTGGAATGATAACGATGTTATTGTATCTACTTTTGCAGATGTATCGGCTATTGTAAGTGCAGATTTAAATGAAATAGCTGTAATAGATAAAGGTTTATCATCGTTAGGTGAACATCCTTATGGGCAAGAAACAAAGATCAAGGTAAACGCTCAATTTGGAAAAATATTAAAAGGTAGATTGTTTTTGGGAAATATTGTTTTGGATCCTGGAAACGAAAATGAAGTGCAAAACGATTGGGTAGCATATAGTGAGTTGAATGCTTACGATGTTCGACCTGTAAGTAACGTAATTCCTTTTCCTGACAGGGAAGGTGGTCAGATTACAGGATTAGCAGAAATATTTGGCAAACTCATTGTATTTAAAGCCCAGGCAATCTATGTGCTAAATGTTGTAGATCCTGCTACTCCTTCAACCTGGGTACGGAAAGAATCTAAAATTAATATTGGCAATATTGCTTTACATGGCATTGTAGAGGTACATGATAGTGTATTTTTTGTACATCACGATGGTATTTATAAGTTAGATGCTAATACAGTAGCCAGTGCAGATGCTACGCCTTCTATCATGGAGAAAATATCCTTGCCGATTGAAGATCAATTTGATTCAGCAACCAGTAAAAAAGATATAGAAGCAATCTACAATCAAAAAGATTCTGAATTGCTGTATGCCTGGAACACAGGAAGTCCAGCATCTCAAGTTGTTTGGGCATATCATATTGTATTAAAAACCTGGAGGAAGGTAGACACCTCTACAAACCTGGATCTCCTTACCTTTGGGGAAAATAGTGGTCCTGTAACCTGGGATAACACCGACACCGATATAAAGAAATTTGATGTAGACGAAGCAGTAGGAACAGCCTGGAAATCCAAAAAGTTCAGATTGGACCTGGACAATAAAAAGTTATTACGCTATGGGATGGTTCAGTTTACAGGGACCGATACATTAACTGTAAATATATACCTGGATGGATCTGGATCTGCATCCTTTACCAAAACAATTACAGCCGATGGTGGCGTAAACAGGTTCCCAATTAAGCGATATGGAAAGAATTTTGAAATTGAATTAACCACTCCATCGAGTACCAATCCTTTCTCGGTGGAGCGAATGAGAATAGAAACGGAGTAAGTTATGGCAATAGATCCAATAACAATGTATATGATTGCCCAGGGTGCTGTGAAAGCAGGACAGGCAGGATCACGATTATTAAAACCAAAGTTTGGTCAAACAGCCTATGGGCAACAGATGAGAGAAAGAACCCGATCAGGGAATCTCTCACAGGCACAGGAAAAAAATATCCTGGATAAAGTAGGGACCACAGCAGGAAGGAATGCCCAGGTTGCACGAAATAGAATGGTAGGAAGTGCAATCAATAGAGGAATGGGTGGATCGGTGGCATTAGGAAGAGGAATACGAGAAGCTGAAGCAGATGTAAGAAGAACTGTAACCGATACAGGTAAAAATATTTACCAAAGCGAAGAACAAGCAAAGTCTAAAGCAAAGCTGGATTACGCCAAAGCAATAGATCAGGATAAGGAAGAGCGTACAAATGCTGGTCTTGGAGTGTTATCAGCAGGGATAGAAACAGCAGGAAATCTGTATGGTGCAAAAGCAGGAAAAATAAAATCCCAGGATCAATCTTATACAGATGCTATGAAAAAATATGGATATGCTACAGCATTTCAAACTCCATCAGGAGAGACAAGATACCAGGGAGGTGGATTTGATCCACAAACTGGAGAAGCAAGAGGTCAATTAACATTAGATGATAAAAGAACTATAGAAGTCTATAATCAAAAAACAGGTAATAAAAACGCCACTGCTGTTCAAGATTATGTTTCAAAGTTGATGAGTGGTCAAATGCCTACTGAAGATTTTGAAAAACAAATGATGTTATTGCCAGGTTGGAATAAGGAAAGAGTAGAACAATTTATCACTGATTTAATTGGAGGTTAATGATGGCAAATCAAAGAGAACAAGTAATTGCCAGATTACGAAAAGAAAGAGAAGATAGAGCAATAAAGAAAGAATCCGATTCTTTAAAAGCAAAAAGAACCTACGCTGAAGAAGTAAAAAAAGCTAAACCAGAAACTGGTGACCAGGCAATTACAAGATTAACAAAAGAGTATAAGCAGTTAATGCAAAACTTGTACAATGCTAAAGGTGTTCCATTGTTTAAGCCAGAGCAAATGCGACCAGGTCAAAAAAGATTAAAAGATTTAGAAAAGAAATTATCTTTGGCTGAAAAAGCAAGTGCAAGTCAATCTTCATTTGAAGAAACTGTTGATAGAGACAAAGCAGGAGAGTTTGCAAGGTTTTATAGTAATCTTCCAAGTAAAGAAGGAAAAATAGATCCAAAAAAAGCATACTATATGTCAAGGTTGTCTATGGACCATTATATGAAAAATAAATAATGGCAGATCCTTTTAACCCACAACCACAGCGTAATACTTTAGATGATATACTGGACCAGGCATTTAATGACCTGGAACTGGAACGACAACGCCAGGAAAACA